ATCTCCTCTTAGCTTCCCCTTCCTTTTCTTGAGAATCTTGCCTCTTACTTGTTAACTGTAAGAGAGGATCCTAGACCTTTTTGGAATAAGTTGCAAGGCGTCCTTATCAATGGGGACGATATGCTTTTTGTCGGTCCAGAGAGACTCTGGAACAGACATATAAACGTATCGGCTTCTATTGGTCTGGAAACCTCTGTCGGGAAGGCATACTACCATCATAGTTTTGCCAATGCTAATTCACAATGCTATCATTATGACCTTAGACACCTTTTACCCGGGGATGTAAGCATGGAGCATGCTTTGTCCCACTCGTCCCCTTATTACGTTAAGTACTTAAATTCTGGCCTTTTCTTTGGACAGAATAAGATACTTCGCGATGATAAGGAGCGTCTCCACAGTCGGTACTCCACTATCGAAGAACTCTATTCAGGAGCGTTGCCCGGAAAGGCGAACGAGATTTTGAGCATGTTTCTTTCGAAGCATGCCGAAGAGCTTCGGGATGAAGTTCAGGGGAGGAACCTATTCATACCTATAGCCCTTGGTGGCATGGGTGTGATCCCCCCTTCTGACTTTCGTATTGAGGTAACCGAGAGTCAGAAAAGACAAGCAATGTTGCTCTCCGAAAAGAGTCACACTTTAATCGGTACATTGCCTGCCCTGGTACCTGTTCCAAAGGAGGATGTTCCCTTCAGATATCCTTGGGACGTTGTGCCAGAGGAGCGTGTCGAACTTGTTCGCATGCCTAAGACCTTCCCTGATGGAAGGGGTCTCATGTCTAAAGCTGACTGTCTGTCGGCTTGGCATGAAGATCTTCACGGTTTGTTCCCGTGAGTCTTTTAGTCCATGACTAGTCACCCTGACTTAAACTGGTCGCAGCTACGGTTACAGCTACGGTGTCTTCAGGTTTACTCCCCAAAACGGTTTCCTTTTGGTGTAAAATGCCGTGCTAAGAGTTCTTTCGGAATTCAGAAATTGCCGAACGACTGCACGGGGAGGGCCCGGATGGCCCTAGGTTGAATAGTCAACCGAAAGTCCATCCCAGCTACCTGGCGATGAACAGTCTACTTGATTCAGTGAAGACCGTTAAGAATTTTGCTCATGGAGCAATCAAAACAAAAGCCTTCTAATCAGAAGAAGAAGTCCTCCGCCAAGAAGGGTGGAAAAGGTTCCAAAGGGAACCGCCAGCAACAAGGTATTGCTGAAGGGGGTACGTCTCGTAACAGAGAGGCCG